TCGTCGTACACCCACGCGTTGCCGCAAACCCATGCGTCGCCATAAACCCGCGCGTTGCTGAACACGCGAGCGTTGCCGGACACCCACGCGTTGCCGTAAACACTCGCGTCGCCGTAAACCCGCGCGTTGCCTAACACACTCGCGTTGCCGTAAACCCGCGCGTTGCCTAACACACACGCGTCGTCGTACACCCACGCGTTGCCGCAAACCCACGCGTTGCCGCAAACCCATGCGTTGCGGTAAACCCATGCGTCGCCGTAAACCCGCGCGTTGCCGAACACACGAGCGTCGTCGAACACCCACGCGTCGTCGTACACCCACGCGTTGCCGTAAACACTCGCGTCGCCGTAAACCCGCGCGTTGCCTAACACACTCGCGTCGTCGAACACCCGCGCGTTGCCGGACACCCACGCGTTGCCGTAAACCCGCGCGTTGCCGTAAACACTCGCGTCGTCGAACACCCGCGCGTCGTCGGACACCCACGCGTCGTCGGACACCCACGCGTTGCCGCGTTGTGAAAGATTTTTTTCGGATTCTATCCATCCGCCTTTTTCGCCCGCCAAAACATCTCCGAAACTCTTGAGCGCTTTAACGCGTTGCATCCCATATTTGTTTTTACGTCCTACTAATTCGTACTTCATTATTCCACCTCCCCAGCCCGGCTCAAAACGCCGTCCACATATGCGTTGGCGTTTTTTTTGACCTCAATCAATTCGTCAAATCCCGCAGGTAAAACATGAAATTGTTTTTTCAGCTGTTCACGTTTGGATTGATCCATATCGACCGAATCACACCAAATCCCGTAGGCGTCCTCGGCGGTTGGGGCCACAACTAATGAAACGCACCTAGAATCACGATTTCCCGTTTCCTCGTTTTCGACGTGTTGGATAACAACCCACATTTTAGTTTTCAGCGAACCAGTGAGGATTTTTCCGCCCATGATTGTGTTCGTCATTTTACGTCCTACTAATTCGTGTTTCATGTTATTCCGCCTCCGTAATTTTATATCTGTACTCGGCCGGGTAGTAAACCCCGCAATTCAAACAGTGATATTTCGCAAATTGAACATATGTTACGTTGAGGCTGCCGCATTTCGGGCATGGGTGTTCCTCGGCTTCTTTTCGCGTTATTTCCATTAAAGCACCTCCAAAACTGTATAACCATTTTTAGACAGGAACGATTCCCAGCCGCTGGAAGGTAGTTTCAACCCACCAAACCCTAGCTCCTCCATGCAAGCATCGACCTTGCAATACCCAAAACCCCCGGCATAGGTCACGTTTTTGCCGGGTAATTCGTTTGGTCTTGTCCAGTCGAAAACCTGGACATATGTCCGCCGTTCGCCGTGCCCCTTTGACGGATAAGCGGCAATGATTTTTCCGACATGTTTTGAACCCTTCAAAATGACCCAAGCTCCGGTACGTTTCGGACCTTCCATATCCATTACATTTTTCATGGGTAGCACTCCCTTAGTTTAGTGTCCTCTGCGTTAGGGGCTTGGAACCCTTCCCCACATTGGGGAGCCGCATTGCACCCCGTAGGGTGATTATCTCGGTCGTGGTGCCTCGATCATCCTATATCCCTGCTCCTCCAATTCCTCACTCATCATCATCCATTGGGTGAGGGATACAATTTTACGGCTAAACTCACGCCCCGCTCGTTTCAGCGCAACCCTAACCCCGTATGGGGTAAAACTGTAAAAACATATCATTTCATCGCCTCCTTGATTAAATCCTCAATGATCCTATCAATTTCATTCATACTAGTCCTCGTTCTCGGTTTGATCGCTCCCCCATCCCCCCAGTGGAGGAATAGGGGATAGGGTTTAATCCGCAATCACAATGCATTCCCCGTCTTCCCGGCACGGCGGATATTTATGTCGGGCCTGTAGAATGTTGACTCCATTCTCCGCACATAGCCGGATTTTTTCCCGTAGGTCATAGCAACTATTCCACGTTTCGGCCTGCGTTTCGGTTTCCAGCTCTGAAAAATCGGCTTCATCTACTGCGGGGTAGCCTTCCAGGTCCGACATAATTTTGTCGGCAATCTGGAGCCTTTTGACGGCGGTTTTCGTGACGTAGATGGCTTCTACCCAACCACTAGCCCAGTGAGTATCACGGATAACCTGTACCCCCCGGCCCTCACCCCCCAGGGCTCGCAACGTGCTACGGAAATTTGAGCGCTCCAGGCAACCGCTGTCCCTATTTTGACTCAATACGGGGTAATAACCGTAGTGGGTTGGCCCCGCATAACTATCAGGCCGCTTGTAGATTTCAAGATATTTTGGAACATACGTTCCTTTTGCGCGTTTCATGGTAAATTCTCCTTAATTTGAGTCTTCCTACTCCCCATGACCCCTCAATGAGGGGTGCAAGGGAGGAGGGAGAATCAACCAAACCGCTTCCCATCCTTTGTAAAGGTGTAGTCGTTGGCCTCCATGGCCTCGGCAACGTACTCTTCGCTTCGCGTGTAGTCGTATTCCTTTTCCAGGCTGCTGTAGAAGTCTTCGCTGGCCTCACGACAAAACGTGGTCAACATATCTTTCAATCGGATTTCGAGGGCTTCCAGACACCTGCTACGCCTGCCACAATAAGATACTTCGGCCCACCGTGTTTTGCTGTGGCTGTAGTGGTGGGCAAAACTGGTGCGCACGCTCCAGGCTTCCAGGCAGTCCGTGATGCGGCAGGCGTTGCGGATGTCCTTTCGGTTGGGGCCGTGCGCGGCTGTGATGCGGTGCAATTCACTATAGGACCCCCAACCGTCTCCGGCCTCAGAAAACTTCTTGAAGTCCAGGCCCTTGAAGTCGAAGCAGGCCCCGTCGCCCTGGCTGCCGAAACCGGAATAGTGGACGTCGACCTCTGCGAAGCCGATATCCTCAAGAAAGGCCTTGAATTCGGATACCAGGCCTTCGGCGTCGAAGGTGTCCAGGCTCAGCCACCAATCGCGGGCCTTCGCTTTGGCGGCTTCGCTTAATTCATTGTATTGGTAGACCTTAACTCGTATGGTTTTCATGTCTCCCTCGTTTTCTCCCCTGCTATTTTAAGCCAGGGGGCGTCCCCTGTTCCCTGGGGCTGGGTTTACATCTCGTCAACTGGTTATCCTATATGCAATGCCCATGCCAAAACCGGATTTACTATATATCACAACGAAATACGTGCGGCACGATTATTGACGTTGGTATACAGTGTGTCAACAAACTGTCTAGAAAGTGTTAAATTATCTAACAATGTGGTTTACACGATGTAAATCTATGTCAAAAATTGTTTTGTTAACATTATATACATAAATTCATGCATTCAATGTTTAACGTTAATTTGTCGGGTTTAATTCTGGTGTAACGTTTTGGACGTTTGTTACGCCTAAAAATATTACAGGCAACTAATGTACGCGTGTTACGCCTGTTTTGCCTATATAAGGTAAAAATGTGATATATTTACCCTAACAATTTAAAAACATGATTTACAAATTGTATACAGAGATTTTTATGTTTAATAGGAAATATAGATGTTGCACCCGTAACAACCAATAAAATTGCGGAGTTTAGGCGTAACGGACGAGGTGAAACGTTACGCCTAAAACCCGTAACAAAACCACACACATACTATATAGAGAACAATCGAAAAAATATTTTTTTATATTTGTCGGGTTTGATAATTTGTCATTAAATAATTATTTCAAAAAAAACAGCATGTAACATGTCATAATCAAGAATATTATTGAATTGGTGAAATTGTGGGTTTACGCCCCAATGGGGGTTATCGGGTGTTCGTCGGGGTAAACATATCGGTGGGTGTCCTGGTTTCGGTTCGAGTGTTCGTGACCGTCGGCGTGTCGGTAATCGTCCTTGTGAAGCTCGGCGTATAGGTATTGGTGACCGTATTGGTGTTCGTCGGAGTTTTCGTATCTGTCGGCGTATTCGTGATGGTCCGGGTGTTGGACGGTGTGCAAATATTGCACCAGGATTCGATCTAAAACGTTTTAGTATATCGAGGTGGTGTACTGGTATGGGTATATCGTAGGATCGAAAAATTGAGGGGTATTATTATGGGGTATGAGGTTCGGGGGAGTTTGGGGGAGTTAGGGGGAGTTGAAATGCACGATCTATATGTTGTGTATTGTGTGTGTGTGTTGTATATATTACATGACATATATACATTTGGGCACCCCCTACCCCCGGCTTTTTGGCGCGCGCGCGGAAAGGGGATGAAAAATTCTGTACATCTATTTTTTGAAACTATTCTTGTCAAGAACATTATATTATATAGTTGAATAATGAAAACTTGCCCGAAGTGTTTTTTAGAGTTGAAAGAGGTTGTTAGTGAAGATGGGAAATATGGGTGTATGGAATGTAGAAAGTGTGGACCCACAAGCTATTGGTTTATTGGTGAAGTAAGGGTTAAAAGAGTTAAGGAAGTGAAACATCGAAATACAGGGGATGCGTTGTATATGATTGAAAAGGAGAGAATTGATGGAGATTGAAAAGAAGTTGTGGTTGCCGGATAGTTATGGGAAAGAGCAGGATCATAAGATTGAAGAACGGTTTAACCGAGAATTTAAGGGATTGTGTGAGAAGTATGGGGTAGTGTGTTTGACGGGTGCGTATGTGATGAAGCATGACTTGAAGAAGGGACAGTTGTTGACGTTTGGGAGTCCGAGCAAAGCGTGGTTGGATGCGGCATGGCAGAGGGTAAGGTTGCACGTATCGGATTTAATTACGAAAGGATTGATTAAATGAAATATGTAAAGATCAGAGATTTGCCGAGTGTAAATCCGGTGTTTAGGAATCGTCTGGGTATGTTTAGGGGAGAGAATAAGAAGGTAGTGACGGTGGATATGTTGTTAGAAGGAGGTATTAAGGTAAAGGGAGTGAAAATGGCGGATTTTATGGTGGAGGACGTAAAGGATGAAGAGTGTAAGGGAAAGTAAATGGGATTAGATGGATTCCTGAATAACGAACCGTATGTTGAGGTGGAGAAACGTATTGCGTTGGGTGATACGGTTACGGAAGCGTGTAAAAAATCAGGGATAACGGTTCAGGATTACGATCACATACGGGCCGATAACATCGAGGCACAGGATGGGTATAAGAGAGCGCTGGAATTACAGATAGAGTTTTATGAGACTGAACTGAAGAATAGGGCGATGAATGGATATGATGAAGTGACGTATGATGCGAATGGAACTGCGGTGAAGACGATACACAAGCACGACAATGATTTGTTGCTCAGGTTGTTGTCCGCAAGGGATGCGAGATATAAGAATGGACATACGGGAGATACGAATATAACGTTGGATTTTGGAATGTTACTGGATAAAGCCCAGAATAGGTATAAGAAGCTGGCGAATAAGGTGATCGACGTATGAACGAGATCGAATACCAGATGAAACTCGGAGAACAGATTGCAGAATTTAAACACGACCCGTACGGGTATATGTGTTTTAATTTCCCGTGGGGTGAGAATGACCTGGAGTCAGCTCAGGGTCCGAGAGAATGGCAGGCCGAGATAGCGAAGTATATTGGTAAAGAGTTACAGCGTGGAAAGAAGATTATAAGGATTGCGGTTGCCAGCGGTCACGATATTGGGAAATCCGCCCTGATTAATATGTTGCAGAAGTGGGCGCTGGACACGATGAATAGAACGAAATGCCTGATTACGGCGAACACGGGATCGCAGTTGAAGACGAAGACGTGGGCCGAGTTGTCGAAGTGGCACCGATTGAGTTTGACGAATGGTTGGTTTGAGATAACCGCCACGAGCATGTATTCGTCACAGGAGAAGTATCGCCTGGAATGGAAATCGGATCAGGCGATTTGGAGAGACAATAACACGGCGGCGTTCGCTGGGTTTCACAACCAGGGGAGTCGAATATTTATAGCCGTCGATGAAGCGTCGGGTATTCCGCGTTCGATCTGGGAAACGATTGATTCGTTCTGCCTGGATAAAGATACCGAGATAATCGTGTTGGCGTTTGGAAACCCGTTGCAGAAGTCGGGGGGGTTTTTCGATATATTCGAGAACGAAGCGCGTAGACGCGAATCGGATTTGGAACCGATTTGGAAGACGTATAATATTTGTTCCCAGGGGATAGAAGGCGTTGACCAGGATGAAATTCAGAAACTGATTGATACACACGGTTGGGACAGCGATTATGTGAAATCGCGTATTAGGGGATTGTTCCCGAACGCGAGTTCGTTACAGTTTTTCCCCAGTGATTTGGTGATGATGTCGAGAAAACAGTTGGCGCAGTCCACAGTACTCGACCCGCTGATTTGTGGGTTGGATATTGCCAGGGGAGGCCAAGATAATTGCGTGTTTTATTTTAGGAAAGGATTGGACGGAAAAACGATAGCGCCGATAGTGATACCTGGTTCGTTGATTCACGACTCGGTTAAGTTTGCAGAAAAAGCGATAGAAATATTTGAGACGTATAAACCCGACGAAGTGTTTGGTGACTCGGGAGGATTGGGCGCTCCGACACTGGATATAATTAGACGGTTGGGTTGGGAAGTGTTGAACGTTAATTTTGGAGGAGAACAGAAAGATAAATATTTTAACAAAACGGCAGAGATGGCGGCGAAGTTAAAGCAGTGGATGAAAGACGGGGGTTCGATATTTGATGATGCCGATTTACAGGAGCAGTTATGTAACCGGTTATTCGGGGACACGATAAAGGGGCAGTTAAAGCTGGAATCGAAAGATGATATGAAGAAAAGGGGTTTAGATTCGCCCGATATGGGCGATGCGTTGTTTTTAACGTTCGCGTATCCCGTGGCGATGAAGGGTAAAATGCGCAGTAAACCGGTTAATATGGTCACGACGTTGGATGAATATAAGTGCTTGACGAAAAAACGGTAGTTGGTAGGATGTTTGTAAGGAGAAGTTAAATGAAAAAAATTTTCCTGATGATGCTGATGGCAGTGTCCGCGCACGCCAGTATTAATAATCTCCCGAGTAACTCGGTTTCGTTAATGAGTGCCGTTGATACGGCTCAGACGATTATTTTCGTTCCGACCACTACTCCGGTTCCGAGTGGCGCGTATGGCGCGTCGATCATCAGCGGGAATGTTCCGTATAACTCCGGGCTGGATCAGTATATCGAACCGATCTGGGTTAGTTCTGGAAATAATAATGCGATTACGATTATTCGTGGTACTCGTGCGACAGCGAACCCGCAAGGGACATGGACGGTTTATAGTCAGCAGAAAGGTTTGATTGTTGGCCACACGATTAGAACGTTGCCTCGGTTATTGTATTATGCCGGGACTGCGACTCCGACGTTTACGGTTACTGCGACACCGACTGCTACTTGCACTCAAACGAATACGTTCACATCAACTCCGACCAATACACCAACAGTCCCGACTAGCACTCCGACCGCAACAAATACAATGTCGGTTGCCGATTATCTTCCTCATCTTCGCTTCTCCTACGAAAACATGAACTACGGATATGGTCGATGCCAAATTGCTTGGATTGGCGACTCTACCACGATGGGCCACGGCGCGCCTGTTACCGACTGGATTACAAATGCGAAGATATGGAGTATGCCGAGTCAAGTGGCGGCGATGCTTTCTTTGGTGGGTATACCCGCAAAAGATGATTCATTCATCTCCCACAATGGGACCGTATCTCTCCAGGCCGACATGCTTTATGACCCAAGATTAACCTATGGCGCGGGATGGGACTGGGGTGGACAACCATCATGTCTCGGCGGCAACCTCATACTTAATAACACAACAACTAATGCATTTTCGTTTGCGTCGGCGGTTTCGGTTACGTCATTTGAAGTCGATTATGCCGTGAGTGGCGCGGCGGCTTCCTTGTCGGTTCAAATTGACTCAGGTACGCCTGTCACTTACGCCGTCGCCACTACTCCAAACGGGATAGCGGCGGTTACTATCTCCACGAGTGAGGGTGTGCATACCATAAACGTAAAACGAGTTTCGAGTGGTCAAATTTACATATCTTCAATACTAGCGTACAACACGGTACATCCGTTTATTGAAATATTAAACGCCGGAGTAAACGGAGCGCAGGTATCGTCATTTGCGGATGCGGGATCAAATTGGGCTCCCGCAAGCACGTTGGGTACGTTTTGGAAACCTGCTTGCACGTTCATCGACCTGGAAATAAACGACCAGGCACAAGGGACAAACCTAACGACATACCAGACATATATGCAAACCATCATTACGTCGGCGAAACTTGGAGGTGGCGACGTGGTGCTTATGACCTCCCACCCTATTAATGGCTACCCGAACAATCCTTTGGATTATATCGGGGTCATTAAATCGCTTGCGGTGTCGAACGGTTGTTTGCTTGTTGATACCTACGGGCGCTATAAGACCTGGGCCAACGCAAACGCTTTGGGCTTCATGTGGAACGGCGCGCACATGAATAAATTTGGATACCGTGACAAAGCAACCTTGGTTGCGGACGTCATCAACCAGGCGATTCGATAAACAAAGTAACCCCCAACCTCAAGGAGCCTCACATGCTTTTGCTCATCTTGAAAGTCCTACTGCTTGCAGTCCTGGCCTTCGCCTGGTCCAGGCACCGTTTATGTAGGGACGAACGTTTCTACCCCAACTTGGTTACAGGTGAAGCCATGAAGAAATTTTTATTGCTGTTGCTGATTGCTGGAACTGCTCATGCCCAGTTGGTGCAGGATGTTAAGCAACGCAACTACAACATCGGGACCGGTGGCTCTCCGACCCTTGTGGTGACTCCGTTCATCGTGAAACTTAGTTCCGATTATGTCGGACCTACCAATACCCCAACCTACACCCCCACCTGGAACGCAACCACCACACCGACGCAACCGGCTACGCCAACCGTTACAACCTCTCCAACTCCATTGTTTGTTCATTCCGTAGATACGCCTGTTCCTTACCCGACGGATATTCCAAACAAGACGGTATATGACTCCGCAGTTTCTACATTGGTTTCCGCAGGCAACGCGCTTTTAACAATTGCGAATACATTTAATCAAGCGATGACCGTTTCACTCAACACGTTGGCGACGAACAACGTCAGCAGCAAAGCCGCGACGATTGATACTGCACATGTGTCTATCACGTCTGCTTTACCTGCTGGTTCCAACGCATTGGGTGGAGTTTCTATTTTGGCTCCTGTAACTGTAACAGCGCACGCGGTCACATCATATGCTGGTGGGCCCATAACCCTCGGCGGAACCATCCCAACTCACGGCGTATCGCTCGTTGGTATAGACACTAGTGTTACTCTCGCGACATCCGGCACAAATTCCTCGACGGTAACTTTTGGGGACTTCACCTTTAGTCAAAACTGTCGAGGTCTTGGGGTTGTGGTGGACGTGACAACCGTAACAGGTTCTGGCATTTTCACCTTCGCATTGGATAACAAAGACCAGCTGAGTGGGAAATATATCAACGTTGGTACCAGCGCGAACGTATCCACAGTTTCCACAAACCAATACCGATTCTATCCGGGTATCACATCAGTCGCAAATGTGGACTTCAACGCATTCGTTGCGCCCACTTACCGCATCCGAGCCACCCTTATTTCTGGCACGTCTCAGGTGTTCAGCATTGGTGGTTGGACAATTCCTTGAATGGAGTTGGTGATGTTCATCGACAAAACGTTAAGTAAAATACAACATCACAAGGGTTGACCTATGCCGGACGAACACGAAGGTTGCGACTGGAAAGAACAACGTCTTTACTTAAACAAGACGCTTGATAGAATAGACTCGACTGTTCAAAGGATTGAGCAAAACCAATCCGCAAAAGACGCCGAAATTTATAACCGTCTTAACAAGCTTCAAATTGCGGAAGCGCAATTAAGGGTTAAGTCTGGTGCTTGGGGATTGGTAGGGTCTGGAATTGCGGCTTTGATTGCGTTTGTTTGGATGTGGATTTCAGGTAATACGAAATAAGTGTTCGACTCGATGTAGGAACGGCAAAACCGAAATCGACTCGCCGTAAGGCAATACTGGGCGTAGCCCCCGCCCGATTCTGAAACGGTTGAATTGCGGCATGGACGCAGTTCGGATTCCTTCAAGACCATGACGGATGACGAAGTGATCGTTTCAGAATGGCGGGGTATCCCTTTAGGAGGATAAAATGTTTTCTCTTGCATTGATGGCAATTAGTTACGGGATTAAAGCTTATTCGTCTGCCCAATCCGCAAAAGAACAAAAAGACGCTCTTGCAGAAACCGCCGAGCAAGAGCAAGACGCCATTAATGCAAAAAACAAAGAACTTAGACAAGAACAACTTCAACCCGCAATGATTCAAGTCCGTCAACAGCAAGAGCAAATCAATCAACAAATAGCTACTGCAAATTCTCCTTATACGAACGCCATTAACTTTTCCACTCTTGGCGGACTGAAGGGAAGCTTAGGTGGAAAATAAAGAGATTATTACTCAGCCAGACGAACAGAAGCAATATAGCGAATACTCGCGTTTGGAAGTACTTCGTTCGTATTTGCTTACCCAACGGTCTCCTTATCAAGACACTTGGGAAGAAATACAGCATTTGCTTGATCCTCACTTGGTTATTTGGAGTCCAGCAACTGCTGGATATCCAGATTTTGACGATATTAAAATTACTTCATACCCGTTTCAGGCGTTTGATGATCTTATGGCCGGATTGTGTACTGGAATTACTCCCGAAAATTCTGAATGGCATGTTACTGAACCCGAAGATGAAGACCTTATGGATGATATCGACACCATAAATTGGTGCCACATCGTAAATCAGAAGTTTAAATTCGTGTTTCAGAACTCCAACTTTTACCAAGAAGTCCCAACATTTTACCGCATGGGTTCAAGGTTTCTTACTTCGGCAATGATGATCGAAGAAGATTTCAAGCACCACTGCAAGTTTACGGTTTTTCCGATTGGATCGTTTTATTGCTCAAATAACGATCTTGGTCAAGTGGATACGTTTATCTTTGAAACGAGGATGAAGGTTAGGCAGATCATAGGCAAATTTTGCGAGAAAAATTCGGACGGATCGCCGGACACTTCAAACTTGGGAAGCGCGTTAAAACACGCATGGGACGATCCCAAGCAACGAGAAATTCCGTTTGATGTGGTGTGGGTTGTTGAACCAAACCTTGACTACAACGAAAATAAAGCCAAATATCGTTCTGAATTTAAACGTTACAAAGCTACCTATTACCTTCGAAATTCAGGGGAAAAACGCATTCTGCAATGTCGCGGATTCGATGAATTCCCAGTGTTCGTATTTAGGTGGTTTCGCCAACCAACAGACGCTTATGGTATTGATGGTCCTGGCCGAAAGGCCATCGGTGACGTTAAGGAGATTTTCAAGACCAATGGTATGTGGAACAACGCTTGCGAGAAGATGATTGAACCACCGATGGTTGCGCCACCTACTACGGGTCAATATCCAATGGGTACAACGCCAGGGTTCTTGGTTACTGCCCCAAGTGCGTCAGATGCTCAAACTGGTATCCGTCCTCAGTACCAGATTAAACCTGATCTTGCCGCGATTAAAGACAAGATCATGGAACTTAAACAGCGCATTGATAAGACTTGCTTCTCTGATATTATCCGGATGATTGCGAATGAATCGGCAATGAAAACGCAACCCGAAACGGCGACATATTGGCTCCAACGGATTCAGGAGAATTACAACATCCTGGCCCCCGTGTACGGAAACTTTGAACACGATTGGCTTAAGCCGATGTTCTCGTATATTTTCGGAATATTATGGCGCCAAGGTGAAATACCACCACCTCCAAAAAAGTTACAAGGGAAAAATCTTAAATGGAATCTTGTGTCTCGAGTGGCGATGGCTTTGAAGTTGACTGAAACGACGCCTTATGAAAAAGGCGTGGCGTTTATTCAAAGCGTGGTAAATGTAGAGCAAGCCGCCGGTGCGGCCGAAAGCGTTCTGGATACCATCGACCGAGATGAAATGGCAAAACGTTATTTCATTGCAAGCGGTGTTAATTTGAAGGTATTTAAAGACCCCGCTCAAGTTAAACAAGAGCGAGATCAAAAAGCCAAACAACGTTCTGCCGCTATGCAAGCTCAGGCCATGCCTCAAATTGGAAAAGGTCAAAAAGATATGGCACAAGCCCAAGCTACGGCTAGCGAGGCTCCGCAATGAACGAAGACAGTAACAAAGCCAAAATAGCAATGGAAGAACGTCTACTTGGAAAGCGCAACAGACGCCTAAAAGAAGCATGGGAAAGTGTTTTATCTACTCCCCAAGGCCGTCAAGTGTTGTATGAATTGATGGAAGAATTTGGCTTGTACCAGGATTGTTTCGATAAAAACGGGCAAGAAATGTCTGCTAAAGTTGCAAGACAAGGATGCGCTCAGAATATAAAGAACAAGATATCATTCTGGTTTGGAGCAAATCCTTGGATTTCAATGATTTTTGAGGCAAAACAACGCCAAGATATTGAGAACACAGAACGAGGCGTAGAACAAAAACAGCTTGACGAACATTTTAAAAGAGGTAAAACATAACTATGGAAACACCGAATAACACAACCGGAAGCGCACAAGCACCCGCAACACCTCCGGCTGTTGAACAACCCAAGGTTGCAGAACCCACTCCTGCTCCTGCCGCACAAGTTGCGCCGCCTGTTGCCGCGCCTCCTGCCTCCGGAACCGAAGAAAAACCCGCTCCTAAACCAGCGGAAACGCCTGCCGTTAAGGCACCTGAGTTGTTTGCTGATGTTAAACAGTTGAAAATGCCCGAAGGAATCAATGACGTTGAAAAAGGATTCCTCAACGAATGGCTTGGTAAAGCTTCTAAAACTGCCGTGGATGGCAAACAGCCAATCACCGCCGTTCAAGGAGAGATGGATTCCAAGTTCAATACGTTTCGGGAAGTTGCGGCCTTTGGAGATTCTCGCATCAAGGCCCAACAAGCAGAATGGGACAATTCCGTTAAATCCGATCCGAAACTTGGCGGAGATAACTTGAATCGTACCAGTCAACTTGTAGAACGGTCGCTTAAAACTTTGTTCGGCGATACGTTTTATGAGTCCGAAGTAAAAGTTAACTTCTTCTTTCACCACCCTGAAATTGTTAAAGGGTTGGTTAAATTCGCTGAGGCGTCAGGTGATTCCGTGTTACACATGGGAGAAAAGCCTGATCCTCCGAAAGTCGAACCGAAAACTATTGGGGAAAAAGCCTACGGATTAAACTACGACCCCATGAAAGTTTCGTACAATTCATAATCAGGAGATAAACAATGACTACTGCACTTAGTACTTCAAACCCTACGATTGTTGATATCGCCAAGGAGCGGGATGCTTCGGGCAAACTTTTGCCTTACATCTATGCTCTTTCTCAATCCAACGCTTTGCTTCGGTTGCTTTCTTTCATTGAAACCAATCAAGCTCGTTCTCACCAAGCTTCCGTTGAAACGTCATGCCCCATGCCTTCCACTCGTATTTTGAATCAAGGCGTTGACGCGCAATACGGGACTTCTGCTCAAATCGAAGAGACTTGCGCTCAGTTAAAAGACTGGGTGAAGATCGACGAAGACGTTGCCAACTATGGCGGCGATCCTCAAAGTTACCGTGTTCGTCAAGCCCAGGGTCGTCTTCGCGCAATGGGCCGAAAGTTTGCTTACCTTTGGTTCTATGGAAATCGTGGCGCGAATCCTTCGGATATTAACGGTCTGTCGATGCGTTTCTCCGCCAAGAGCGGCGCTCCAAACTCACAGAACGTTTTGTCTGCCGGTGGTACCGCTAATACCAACACGTCCGTTTGGTTGCTCGGTCTTAACGAGTACGCATTGACGGGTATTTTCCCAAAGGGTTCCATTGCTGGGATTCATCATCGTGATTGGGGTCTTCGTCCAGTAAACAACGCAATCAACGCCAGCGGAAATGCTGTTGGTAACTTGGCGATGTACGAAGATGAATTCACGATGGACTTTGGACTTTTCTTGGCTGATTGGCGGCATGTGGTTCGTATCGGTGACATTGACGTTCCGCTCTTGAATTCTCAGAACGGAGCCGATATTGCGTTCTACATGGACGAAGCCCAGTCCAGATTGCCTGAAGACACAAATCTTCCTCCTGAAGAAGGCGTGGAAACCACGAAACCGACGTATTATTTCTTCGGTCCCCGTACGGTTCAACGTAACCTGAGGCACCAAATCAAGAGTGTTACGGTTCAAGGTGCTGGTTACGCAAAAGAAGGTATGGCCGGGGCTTACCATCCTCGTTGGGAGTGGGAATACAACGGTGTTCCTTACGGAATCGTTGACCAGATTCTTCTTACTGAATCCAACCTTCTCGCGTTGTAATAAACCTGGAGGGTTCTTCGGAACCCTCCGATACCCGCTCCAAGGAGAAAATCATGAGTACAGGTCTTGATGCTCAACTTCAAGTTTGGTCGTCCAGCACTACCATTACCGGGACGGTACTTTCGACCTATTCCGTTGATTTGGCTGTTGCTTCTCGACATGCTGAAAACGGAACTGAAATTGGGTTTGGAGTTTTCCCGAAGACGTTTGCGGCCAATGCTTCTGATACCATTGAATTCCAAGTAATTTCGGCTGATAATGCCGCGCTTACTTCTAATCCTACGGTTATCAGAACCACTGGTGCTATGGCTAACACCGATTCTCGTTTGACTCCCGGAGTCGAACAGACTGCCGCAGTTGCTGGGGTTGTTGGCGGCGGGAACATCTTTTTGACGATTGATCCTAATCGGGTCAGTCAGGAGTTCATCGGTATGAAGGCGATTGCGGCTGGTAACTCGATCACGGTCAATGCGTACCTGATGAACGAGGCCGAGTTTACTCAGACTTATACTCACGCCGCGAATTACATTCCCTAAAAAGAATGGCATGTATGTAACGGAGGGATGGAAATCACAGCCATCCCTCCAAATTTTTAAGGAGACAATCCATGCTTGTACGAGTAAAAGAGTGGCCCACGGCCGATAAGAAGGGATATCCTCGCGCAGAACGATTTTGCCGAATGCTTCACGGAGGGGATATCTTTGAAATCCCTGATACCCTAGTTATCCACGAAGCCGATTCGGATTTAGAAGTTGATCCCCAGACGAAGAAACCAATCAAAGAACGGTTGATTACTCACTTGGGGGTTCCAGTAAGCGACAACGAGAAGAAGGACATGACGGAGCTTGAATATAGAAGGTTCACGCTTCAGAAAAGCCCTTCTTGCGCAAGGTGGAGTAAGGAAGACAAGGATCGGTTCCTGAAATTTTTTGAATACGCACCTGATTGGATGGAACCTGCGCCTCGTAATTGTGTTCCTAACATTAGCAAGAGAGAGACACTTCCAGAAGAAGAAGAAGCTCGATTGATTCCTAATGTCATGGGAGCGCAAACAACGTCCGTTGGAGATGTTGATACTCAACAACACATTGTTAGTAATATTTCTCGTCTTTCGGAAGACGAGGCCATTAAGATGGTTAACAAGTGCAACGATGCAAGTCTTCTTAATCAATGGAACGAAGCTGAAAAGCGCGTTCAAGGCCGAGAACGAGTCAAGAATGTTATCAAGGTTCAGATGCGTAACTTGACCGAAACGAAGGTTTGATATGCCGCTTCGTAAAGGAACCTCAAAGGCTACCGTCTCCTCAAATATCAAGGAGATGGTAGCCGCTGGTCATCCTCAGAAACAATCAGTGGCCGCCGCCATAAGGATGACTGGTAAGTCTGGTAAAGTGCATCACGCCCCAAAGGTAAAGCATTATCATGGCTAACACTAAAACGGATATTGCGAATCTTGCCTTGATGCACATGGGTACAGGAAAGCAAATTTCCGATTTAGATACCGATCAATCAAGCGAAGCAAAAACACTTAGACAATTGTTTGACCATTGGATGGAATCGGTTCTTCGTGGTTATAACTGGAACTTCGCTCACGTTTACGCAAATGTTTCTCCCATCGTTGTAAATCCAAATCAAGAATGGCAGTTTGAATATCGTTATCCAGCGGATTGCTTGTTTGTTAGGCGGTTCTGGAATGGTAGCCACTTGGATGATCGAACTACCGTCGTAAATTATGTTACGTCCAGCGATGCTCAAGGACGTGTGATTTTAACGAATCACGGGCCTTCAAGCGCATTAACTGGTACTCCGCTTACTCCAACGACAAGTTTTACCGTTGCTCAAGGTGATATGGTTCCTGTTTTGGAGTACACGCAAGCATTCTCAAGAATTTCTTACATTCCGGCAGACTTCGTGTTCGCGTTTTCGCTCATGCTGGCAGGGTGGGCCGCTCCAAGCATTTCTCAGATCGGGATGATTGATCTAAGAGAGAAGAATTTGCAAATGGGCCAAAACGCAATGTATTCGGCAATGTCTAGAGACGCAATGGAAGACAAACCGGATATCATGCGAATTGGAGAACTTACCAGAAGCCGAATTGGGACTAGAATGGCTTTTACTTCACATGGATACCAGATGGTTGGCTCGAATTACGTTCCTTGAGGTTAAACATGAAAAGCATTGAACTGGATGATAAACGCTCCGAAGAAGAAACCATAGAGGCCGAAGAAAAAGAACGCCCAAAATGGCCTTACGGCACTTGTATCACGATTAACCACGAGCTTTTGGATATTCTAGGTATCAAGGAACTTCCAGAAGTCGGAGCAAAGTTTAAAATTGAGGCCGAATGCCACGTTGCTGGTGTAAGCCAGTATGAAAACAAAGACATGTCTGAACGTCAATTTACGTTGCAGATCGAAGAGATGGACTTGTCAAAAACCAAAGAAGACTACTTCAAGAAGGTTGCGAAGAAGGTTTATGGGAGCAAGTAAATGTTTACTAACCTTCAAAAAGGATTCGGAGGTGGAGAGATTGCTCCTGAGTTGTGGGGCAAGACGGATCACCCGAAGTATCCAATCGCCCTAAAGAAGTGTGAAAATTTCAAAGTTACTCGTGCCGGAAACTTGACGAAGTGTCCAGGTACTGAATTAGTTGCAAGAACTCCAAACGATCTTCCAGTCAGACTGTTTAAATTTGTCATTGACGATGAAGAAGGATATTTACTTGAGTTTTCGGATAGCCTAGTTAGGTTCTACCAAGACGGCAAAATAGTTGCTCCAAGCGGTTCCGAGTGGAATATTCTAGAAGACGCAACATATTCTCCAGGAAGTGTGGTTACTTATTCTGGCAACACATACATTGCGATATACAATCAAAACAATGATAACTCAAACAAAGAACCGGATACGCATACCGATTATTGGTATCAAATAACCGGAACCACTTACGAACTTCAAACGAATTACGCCCAAGATGATTTAAGTGCATTGAAGTTTGGGCAAGTCAACGGCGTTCTTTACATCGTTCATCCGTCTTATGCTCCAATGGAACTCGTGTTTGACAAAGATGTTCCGGGCTTTTACTTTAAAAAAGTAATGACTATCCCGTCGATTAAATCCGATTACTTGCAAGCTCATGTTGATGGATATGAAGCTGGGTTATATGAATATGATTATAAAGTAACCGTCGAAAGACTTTCTGATGGAGAAGAATCTTTTCCGATTCCTTTAAGATATGCAACTCCAAAAAACGCCATACAAAGATTAAAAAGAGATACCGGGGGAGTTGTTCCGGGACAATTGTATATAATAACTAGATTTTCACTTACATTTGATAACATTACCACATCTGAATTTAGTGGACCAGCATCGTTATCCGCTTTGCAAACAATAATAGACGATGCCGTTGGCATAGGAAGAATTTTGGTTTCTCAAACTCCATATGATTCTGAAACTGTAGGCCCTCTTTGGATGACTCAATGGTTTGACCAAAACGTAGGGGATCACGCTATTTATTTTGAATATGTTGGAGATTGGGCGGATCAAAGTTTCACTTTATTTAGTTTTAATCCAATAGAGTGTTATAATTCAGCCGGAGAACGTTTAGGAAACGGTCTGTTTATTGCTGAACAAACTCAAGCCGGGTCTTCTGGAAATTTAAATATTTCAAACATTGTTTTTGATACAACAAACAAATACATAGAGATAACTACATTAGAAAATTCTCATGGATCGTCGGCGGAAATTTTAGACAACGGAAGTCAAATACTTATAACTGGCACAAAAATTGAATTAATTGACGATAGGGTTTTTAATGTTTACATTAACGGATTAGCAGATAATGTATTTAAAATTTTTACCGATCCATCGGGATATGGAACGATTCCTTCAACGATTTCAGGAAAAATTGCGCCAACCGAGATTAAATCAAAAAACGTTGCGGCTCCTACCGGAGAAAAACCGATAACAATAACTCTCGATATAAATAGGTATTCTATTGAGAACACTTATCCGTTTCAGATTGAATACAACATTTATAAATCCGTTGGAGGAGTTTATGGATTTATTGGTTCAACTCAGGGTTATACTTTTAAAGATACTGGAATGACAGCGGACACAACCTACTGCCCCCCCACTTATAATCCGGTATTTGTTACTAAAGATGATTATCCTTCGTGCGTTGAAAGTTACCAACAACGGCTTTGCTTGTGCGCAACGAATAAAAAACTTTTGGGTTTTAACGCATCAAGAACCGGATATTTAGAAAACTTTACCACCAGAACTAACTTGCAGTCGGATGATGCCATTATTCATCAAGACCTTGAAGCTGATGCTGGGGCAAAGATCAAGCACTTAGTAAACTTTGGGTTCTTGATCGTGTTTACGGATCAAGGAGAAATTGTACTCAAGGGGGATTCTACAGGAACGCTGACTACAACAAACATTAATTGCACTCCTCAAACGTATAACGGTTGTTCAGACTTAAGACCGTTAAAGATAAACAAGTCAGTTCTATACTCCCAAGCCCAGACTTCGCTTGTTAGAGATATGCAGGTGCAAATAACGCCTTACGGTTATACATACATTGCATCGTCCGAAGAAATAACTTTATTCTCGAAACATTTGGTGGAAGGATATTCGATCAAGGATTGGGACTACCAACGCATTTATGACGGTACAGTTTGGTGCGCTCGTAATGATGGAGTAGCGTTGGGATTGACTTATTGTCCAGAGCAACAGCTTGCGGCTTGGTGGAGAAGGACCACTCAAGGTACTTTTGAGAACTTCTGTGCTGTTATTGAGGGAATCGAAGACGCCGTTTACGCTGTTGTAAAACGAACCATTGGTGGAACGGATTACAGGTTCATCGAACGAATGTCTTCGGACCAATGGTTTGACGTTAAAGACTCAAACTTCTTGGATTGCTCGGTTTCGTATGACGGAAGAAACACGAGTGATAAAACCATGATGCTTGTTCCACCAACCATCGGAAAGCTTTGGACGTTGAATTGCTCTGAAAATTACTTCCCTTCCGACACTTCAGGAGGTTTATACCAGCACATCAAGTGGTTTATTCGCGGTGCAGATGGATACTTGGTTAAATGCACTCCGGTTTCATACATTGATCCAAAAAACATGACCGTTGAAGTTGACCGTTTTGTTCCAGACGGAACCAACAGCGGGTCAACGGATAACGCAATATACGGAAACATGATTAATCTAGCTACAACAGATTGGAGTTTAGCGCAAGATATTATTGAATGTTCGGCTCCTATTTATGGAGCAACGGGAATTGCGGCCACCATTGACGCCAACGTTGTTTGCAATCCAATGAATTTAAACATTTCAGACACGGTATCGTTTATAACGATGGACTCAAACACATACGCAAAGTTGCCTGATTTCGGAGAAGTGATTCGTGTTGGGTTTCCTTACATGTCAAGTATTGAAACACTTGATTATGATGAACCAAAAGACTCGTACATAAACAAAAAGACAATACTCAAGCAATGCTCTTTAATGCTAAAATCATCTCAAAGCTTCTGGGTTGGATCACAAGATCCCGGAGATAACTTGAGTTCGCCTCAGAACATGCCAGGGTCGAACCATGCAACGGACAATGTTTTCGGTTTAACTGAGGCGAAGATCAGGGATCAGGCCGGATACGACAGCACGGTAGATTTGGTTACTGGGCGTGTTTTGGTTAACTTTGCAGGGACATTTACTTACGGAGCCGCAGGGTTTGTGCGTAGTTTAGACCCGCTTCCGTTAACAATTTCCGCGCTAGGATTTACCATCGACGCGAAGGAAATGGGGAAATAACATGGACGATCTACAATTAAGCGTTCCAACCCCTGTAGCTACCGATCCAAGTATCGAACCTATGGATCATGATAGCTTTTCCGGTCTTTCAAATCCGTCATTTGGTGATTCCGGTACTACACACATTGCTCCTACCAACATTGCTAAAATGTCAAAAACTGATGAAATAACATCGTCGGGATTGAACATACTCAAAGGGTTGGACGCTGGAATAACCTCGTTTATCGAAGGAAACTCCAATGCTGTAACCGCCAAGTTTCGTTCTGGCGAATACATGCGTAACGCCCAGTTGCAATCCATCAGAACCAAAGAACTTTGGAACCAAGAGTCGTTTGATGAACAGCGCATGAGCGAACGGAACGCCCAACAAATAGGCGGAGAAATATCCGCTCAAGCAGGCGAAGGCATAAATGTTCGTAGCGAAGGCGCCCAATCCGTAACAAACGCCACATCCGAAATAGGAGCCAGGGACATTTTAACGATCAGAAACAACGCCTATGCTAAGGCGTTTGGATACAACATGGAAGCCATACAGGATCAGGGAGAAGCCAAACTCCAAGACATTAAGGCCGAATCCGAGAAGAGTTCCGGGTTCTATGGAGCGTTGTCTGGGTTTGCTTCGGCTGGAATGAAAGTCGCGGGAGCCGCATCATGAGTACACGAGTTCCAACGGTAGAAAGTCCGTTCAAGGCCCCCGAAGTTAGACCTGAAATAACTCCCAATGTTCGGGAACATATTGATATTCCGAGCAACGAAGACGTTAATCAGAGGTACGCTCAAGGTGCAGAAGAAGTAAAGAAGTCTGCCGAAGATTACATGAAGCAAGCTCAAGAACACGCTGATTTTGCCGTCAAGAACCACTACGATGCACAGTTGACGTTGCTTTCAAGTAACCTACTTGGCAAAGTTAAAGATTACGAAGGAACAAACGCATTTGAAGCCGCTAATCCCGCAGTTAAGATGTTCGATGAAAACGTTAAGTCTTTAAGGGACGGTGTTACAGACCAAAGACAGCAACAGGCTATTGACAATCTTTCGGCAGAACATCGTGCAAGGTTGATTAACGATATTGGTCAGCACGTTGCAACTCAAACTCCTAAGATAGATACTGAGAAGTTCATGGTTCAACGAGGGGCCAAACTTCACGACATTGGGATGAATTACAACGATCCTAACGCAGTTCAACGCAACATCAACGATATGTATAAGTCCAGCGACGAAGCGGCACGTTTGAATCATTGGACACCAGAAGCCATCGAGAAGGATAGACAAGCGATACATGAAGGAGTGTTGGAAACAATAGGAGATCAGAAGGCCACGCACAATCAAGGTTATCAGATACCTAAAGACCTAAAGGACTATAGGGATAGTGGGAAAATAACAGAAGCTCAATACGATCGTTTTGTTGAAAAGTACGATGCCCCGGTAGCGGCTTCTCAAGCCTATCAGGAGTATTATGGAGACAAGAACGAAGGCATTAAGGGAATTGTTGCTGATAAAGAAAAGTTTTTTAATAGCGAAGGCCGAGAAAAAGAATCGGCTTTGTGGGATTACGTTCGTAAAAGCGACAGATTCAAGAGCGATGATATTCATGCAAGAAAAGTTTATGAAGACATGATGCAGTTTGCAAAGATAGATAGTAACAAAACGATTCAAAAAAAATCAGATGCCCTTAATGCTTGGAAAGACCTTTGCATAACAACTCGTCACCAAAACGAAGCAAATCCAGATGATCCTAGATTTCAACTTCCTTCTTTAATTGCTCAACGCGAAAAATACAGAACCGTTTTTGGCGCAGGAAAAGAAGAAGAACGAGAGATGATGGGAGAAATTGCGAAACAGGCGTTCACTGAACCTACAATCATTTCTGGTCCTACCGACATGGTTGATTGGGAAAGTAACATGATGAAAGGCAAAGCCGGAGCATCCGAACTAAAAGATATGTATGATAGCAAGCAAATAAGCGTGGAAGATTACAGGAAAGGGTTGGATATAGTTAAAAAGAAAAACAATGGGATGATCCCTACAGAAGCTATTAACAATTATAATGCGGCTAAACAAGTGATTGTAAACGCTACTCAGACAGACCCTAAACGTCAATATGAATTGCTTTCTCAGTTACAAAACGAGGTGTATCAGGCTAACAACGATAGCCTGATACACCCTCATAAAGAGCAAATGGTTAATTTTACAGGTGCAGTTAAGTTTGCTCAAGACCTGGTTAAAGATGAACCTGGCGCAGACAACAAAAAGAATCCAAACTTCTTTAGAGATTTGTCGAAATATGGGGCAACTGCCGTTCCTGGTGAAATAGGAAAATGGAAAATGTCTTCTGTTCCTAATTACAAAATTCCTTTGAGCAATCAAGAACAAACTTCCCGTCAAATGAAGTTTGCATCTAATCTTAAAAACACTTTGGGTAATCAGACCCAATCTGTTTTGGATGCGGTTAAATACTCAAACGACGCAAGTGATTATGAGAAATTGAGTGAGAAACTTACTCCGATTCTTCAATCCCCCGAAGGCATCAAGGCCGTTCAAAATGCCATAAAACTAATAAATAATCTTCCTCCAAACGAAAAAGGATATACTGTAAAACCCACATGGGAAAACATCCAACAGGTTATGATGGAAAAGGTTGAAGTTCCTAAAGAAGAAGAGAAGCCCACGTTCATCTCAAAACCTAGCTCTTTGAAAGAGAGATAGCATTGGAACTTCAATACACTCCACCTACCGATAATACTCAACCATTGCAAACCGGTCCAAAACCAGAAACGGTTGCCGAAAACGGTTTGGTTTATACTCCTCCATCAAAAAGTAATTTTTATCCAGAACAACAAGCCACCCCGTTTCCAAATAAAGATATGCTTGAAACAAAGGAAGCGGTTGGTTCTGTTTCTCCAAAAGAGTCTGCGATACTCACTAATTACAATCGTGTTTCTGATACATCGGCCAAAGACAACGCCGATTCTTTAGAAATCGGTAAAAAAACCGGAATCAGTCCTGACATTGTAAGACAAAATCTTGAATCGGCTCGAAAGGCTATGAGCCAACCGGATCAAGAGTTTTTAAACAAAATGCAGACCAACAGCCCTGGATTGTCCAAGTTCCTTGAAGACCCGACAAATATGGCGGCGGTTCATAACGATCTTCCTGATTTGTCAAAACGAGAGAGCCTTATTGATAACCTTCAAAAAGGAACTTATACACTAGCATCAAATGCAGTTGGTGTTGGTTCTCTTGCCGGAAAGTTCGTGAAAGATGCAACCGGATATAGTCTGCCAGGATACGATAAAGAGCAAGAGTGGGTACGAAGTTTAGATAAATCCGCAAGCGATATTGTTACTTCAATCGGAGACAGAGATTTAACGGGAGACAAAAGCCTTAGTCTTTCTGACCCAGAATATTATGAAGGCGCGGCGCACAAGTTGGCTCAATGGCTTCCGAATATTGCGGCTTTCGTGGCAACTGCTGAACTTGGATTGGCCGCAGGTGTTGGCAAAGTTGTAATGATGTTGAGTACTGGCGGGGCCATGTCTGCTATGACAGAGGCCGAAAGTTTAAAGCACGGAGAAGGATATGGAGCTTCAACTTTAAAAGCCGGTATTACAGGCGCAACAATGGCAATTCCATTACCATTTGTGGGTAGTGCCGTTGGAGTTTTGTATAGGCCGTTAGTTGTTAAGTTCGGGCCTTCATTGGCAAAAGATATGTTAACTAATACCGTAAGAACATATCTCGAAACGTCGGGAGCGTTTGCGGTTCAAGGTCAGGCTCAATTGCTTGCAAATTCAATTGTTGATAAAGCTACGGGTGCTGATCCAAATGCGTTTCAAAATTACTATCAAAAAGCAAAAGAAAACATTGCCGAAAGTTCGCTGTCTAGCATTGGATGGAGTGCGCCTCATATTGCTAAAGGAGCATCTTCTTTATTAAAAGGCCAGGACGCATACAGAAAGGCGCAAGCTGATTTCGATGCTTCTAAAGCGTCAAACAAAGCTTTAGTCGATTTACTGAATCATGAAACCATATCGGATAAAGACGCTAAGAGCCATTCTCAAGAAGCTATCAAGGCCATGAAAGAGGCTCATCCTGGGGTTGGGTCTGTAATCATTCCCACGGACACGTTTGAAGAGTTTTGTCAAGATAAGAAACCAGAAGATGTTCTAAAAGAGTTCGGTGATAAATCCGTCGAGTCTTATACCAACCCAGCTTCATCCCATGTGGAGATTCCATTAGAAGAATTACTTACTTCCGGTAAGGCCAAGACGTTGTTGCCATTGATTGATGAGATGAAGGTTAACCACGATGTTCCTTCGGTTAGAGAAGCTAAGGACGAATTAGATAAAACCAAGTCTATACAAACGGAGCAAGACAAGGTAGCAGAACGACGCAAGGCTTTAGAAGATAAGATTATTGAAAGTGTAATGAAAACCGGAGAGGCTAAATCTAAAGGTGTTGCCGTAGCTAAATGGGCTTCAAACTTGTTGGATAAAGGAGCCGAAACATTTGGGATGGAGTTTCATAATAATAAAAAGTCGTTTGATAAGCCGTTCATTAACTCAACCCCTGAACAAAATAACGAAGTGTTTAATCAAACGGGAATGAGTTGGGACAAACTCAATGCTCAAAAAGTAGATAGTAAAGGGAAAACACAAGCTGATTATCTTAAATCCCGCGAAGAAAAAATGGGTCTTAGAGCCGCGATTAAAGACCCTGTTACTGGCGAGATTTATGTTGGTTTAGAAGGGGAAGAACATTCAGACATAATCAAACGCTTGGGACTTAAAGGGATAATTGATGAACACACTGGATTTATGAAGGGCGACGGAACGTTTATTACAAGGAAACAAGGAGATGAACTTCATGGATACGAAACAAGCGGGGATATGCTTAAGGATCAGGCCAATATCCGCGAAGAACTTGGTAAGAACGTTACGTTCCAAGACTTTGAGGCGAGGGAGCTTCTTAGAAATAGAAATGATTATGTCGAACATAATCAGGATAACAGGGGAGCGATTAGAGTCGCCTACGATCCTGAAACCGGCAAAAAAACGTTCCATATCCTGCTAGACGAGAACAAAGACCAATCGACTATATTTCACGAAAGCGCCCATGCTTTCCTTTACGTTATGCGCGATATGCTCAAAGGAAAAGACGCTTCTCCTGAGCTTAAACAAATGGAGAAGGACACTCTTAAATTCCTTGATGCAAATTCTTGGGATGATGTTTTTGAACGCAAGGATGGGAAAATAACCGATTCCGCCAGAGATAAACACGAACGTTTTGCTAGGGGTTTTGAATACCGTTTGTGGGAGGGTGATGTTCCTGCCAAGGGCATGAAGGCTGTTTATGATAGGTTCGCAAAATGGATTCGTATGGTATACCCGACCTACGAAACCATGCAGAAGTACCTTGGTGTTGAAATGACGCCTGATATGCGTCGAGTCTACGACCGCATTATGTCCACTCAAACAGACATAGACGATGCCGCTCAACACAATGGATATACCCCAGAGGCTCCTAAAGGATTGAGTCCAGAAGAGATGCACGAATGGACCAAACGTCATTACGATTCATTACAGAGTGCGTATGACGTTTCGTACAAATCTAGTTTCAACGCATACAAAAAAGAAAATGGATTGGATGCCCAACAAGCAAAGGCTAAGGCCGAAGCGGATAACATTAAACTTCATCCCGATGAAATCATATCTAAACAAATGCAACGGATGACACCCGATCCTAAAGAGCAAGAATCTAAGATATATCAAGACGCGAAGGAACGAGCCGAGAAATATGTAAATAGTAGCCCTAAATGGCAAGTGCTTGATAGTCTTAATCCAGACTACAAAGACGTAGCCAAAAAGGTGTTGGATAACACGTCAACGCCTGAAGAACGGGCTTTGTTCGAGAACATAGGCATTGCAATTTCAGGAGAACAAGACGCTTCGGTTGGGGCTTCTATCGCATTAAATGCCGATAAAAACGCAGAGATACAGAACCGTCTTGACCTTGAAATGAAACAGTATCACGCTCCAGGTAACGCTAACGAAACTAAAGCTAATTTGGCGTTAATGTACGGTGACGCCAGGTCTAATCAACTTAGCGCTGAATACGCCAAGTTATTGAATATCAGTCCAGAAGAAGTTGGTTCTACAGTCGAACAATCAGAAGAAGCTCGTAAGGCTAATGCAGTTAAAGAAAAAGATCAAGCCAAGGCTATTCAAGACAAAGCTAAAACGGAAGCCCGTTCGATACTTAATGACACTCCTTCGGGAGAGTCGATTAGGTTTGATAAGTACCAAACAGCGTGTAAGAACGCCGCTGAGCAATACGGTAAATACGCAGAAAAGAAAGATTACGCGAATGCGGCTAAATGGAAATACAAGGAGTTGTTGAATCACGAACTTGCTAAGTTAGCTGTTCGTAACCAAGACGTTGTTCCTAAACTTATTAGAACGGCGTCATACCTAGATGAAAAAACAAGAATGGAAGAACCTGGTGTTCTAAAAGTACCAGTAGGTATTGCAAAACGAATCAATGAATTGCTGTCAAAGTTCAATCTTGCTGATTTTCGCAAAACAGACATGGAAGCTATTGCCGAACACATGGATGGACAACATGAATCAAAAATACTTGACGCTACCGGAATGGTTAAAACCGGAAGTGGTTGGAAAGAAGAAACGTTATCTCAGTTAATCGGAAGAATGACCGAGGAAGATGAGCATTGGGAATATGCCTTCCCCGATGGTTTCAATGATCTTAAAAAACAAGATCATACATCCCTTACTCTTGGTGAATTAAAGGCTGTAGTAAATGCCGCAACTGGCATTTATCACTTCGGAAAGATAACCAACGAGATTGAAGCCGCAGGAGAACGCCGAAGTTTTGATTCGGCTGTTTCTTCTATTAAAGATAAGTGTTCAAAGGTTGCGGAGTATAAAGATAGGGAGAAAACAAAAAACTCTATATCCGCAATGCTTGAAGGCACTTGGATTCGTTCTCTCGGTCAATTAGAGAGTGTTGCGGAGCGAATTGAAGGAAAGAGCGGTCCTTTACACGACTTCATTACTAGAAAACTTCGCGATTCAGAATCAAATCATCAAGTGATGGAGGAAAGTACATACAAAGAATTGACTGATATTAGAAACAAACACTTCTCCGATAATTCTTTTGGAGACAGGATGAAGAAAAAGGTTTCTGTGGATATGGGAGATGGCAAGTTCAAGCAAATGTCTATTATGGAAATTCACAATGTTATGCGTAACATTGGAAATGTCGAGGGATTGCAACGCATCAAGGACGGAAACGGATTTTCTGATAAAGCTATAGAAAACATGAAGTCTCATTTGACTGATCATGATATGGATTACATCAAGGAAACATGCGAAGTCAGAGAGAAACTGTGGCCCCTTGCCAAGGCCGTTGAACTAAAACTTCACGGGGTTGAACCAGGATCAACCGAGAAAGTCCCAGTTAAATTCAATGGCAAAACATACGAAGGTTGGCATCATCATCTTGATTATGATCAATCACTTGCACCTCCAACAGCTAAAGATTCTGCCGTAGAACTGGAAAACGCATACAAGAACTTTAACGTAAGCCGCGCGACAGATGATTTCTCTAAATCAAGAATTAAAAACTTGAACAAGCCATTGACACTTGATAAAGATATTTTTTCACAAGATTTAAACCAGTTGATGCACTACATAAGTTATGCCGAAGCTGTGCGTGACGTTAACAAACTTTTGAAAAATAAAGTTGTTTATTCTTCTTTGGCCGATGTGTTAACCAACAATGGAGCGAAGCTGTTTACAGACCAACTGTCTTATCTTGCAAAAGGTGGACATGGCAAGCAATTCGGAAACACAGCCATAAACTCCATAGCTAATGCTTTGAGATGGGCCAGGATTTCAGAACTAAGCTACAACATTGGTTGGCGTCCCAAGATGTACCCGATCAAGTTAATGACCGATATTAACCGATCTCTTTGGGAGGATAAGAACCAATTCGCAAGGTCTATGTGGGACAACGGAGTTGTTATTCCTTCGGGAGATAAGTTCAAGGCTATCGAGGATAGAGTCAACAAAATAGACCCTTCCATGAAATTGATAGGTAACACATTTAATTATAATGCTCAACAGTTTCATGAAGAGTCTTTGGGTAAAAACTCTTGGCAAGTATTCTACAATCAAACCAAATACCTATCCGAGCGTTTGGCACACAAACTTGTTTCATACACTCACTTCGATACGATTTACAATAATGCTAAAGCCGAAGGAAAGAGCGATTACGAAGCGGCTCATCTGGCTAGGGAGTTCGTTGATAACGTGTTTGGAACCGGATCAAAGACTCATCATGTAATGTTCTCAAGAGGCGAGAACGCAGGAGAATTTGAGAAAGGTCTTGCTCCTGCTTTTCAAGTGTTCGCTTCTTGGGGCAATAGATTTTACATTGACGCTAAAAAGGCTCAAGGAAACTTCAAGAACAAAGACTATTTGACTGGTTGCTTGGCAACGGCCAAACTGTTCAATAGCTTTGTACTTACTCCGGCGATCATAAATTGGGGAGTAAATGAAGTTTTCAGAAACCCAATGATTCAAAATAATGAAGATAAAAAACGCAGGTTGACTGAAAAAATTGCAATCGCTTCGTTTGAAATGTTGCCATTGGCTAGAGGCGTGGGAGATTACGGACTCAATGCCATGCACAGCGTTCGACCGTGGGCATATCACTTATATCCAGGTGAAGACGTTATAACCAGAGGCGTTGAAGTTATAAAAAGCACTGAAAAATTAATGTTTGATAAAGAACATTTTAAGCAATCTGATGCAGAGGAAATGCTTTCTTCCGCCTTAATTGCATCGAACAACCCGAAGGAAATTGATACACTTGTGATAAACGGATGGAAGCATATGCACCAAAACATCCCGTACCATTGGCAAGACGTAACCACTCCCATAACCAAGAGGTAGAACATGACAATCGCATCGACTTCCATACGCACTGATTATGCCGGGACAGGAATAGCTGGACCATTCACATTTTCGTTTTGCGTGTTCAACATCTCGAACCTGAGGCTGATAGTTACCAAGGTTTCAACCGGGTCAAGCGCAGACTTGGTAATAAACGACGATTACACGGTTGTTGGAATCAAAGCACCAACGGATTATACCGAAGGCGGAACGATAACGCTCACGGATATACTTAGCTCCGGGTATAAACTTTCGATCATATCCAACCTGGATGGTACTCAAATCACTTCAATACGAAACAACGCGGAATACTACGCTGTGTTGCACGAAAATGAGTTTGACAAACTTGCGTTGGAAGACTTGCAGAATAAGGAACAAATATCCAAGAGCGTCAAAGCTCCTGATAGTGAACCTGCTGGGGCTACAACGCTTGATCTTCCAACGGCCTATATTCGAGCAAATAAAACGATCGTGTTCGATGAAGATGGAAACCTTGGCGTTCAACCTCCAGAAGGCGCAGTTGGACCTCAAGGACCGGCTGGACCGGCATATGTTCCTTATGTTTACACAATGGTTGCTCCGGTAATTAACGGGACTATAAATAATTACAGCCCAGTCGATACCGCTGGAAAAGATTTCGCGGATGGAAATGTTACCGAACTGGGAATAGTTATTTCAGAAGTCGTAAACATCACTGGGATAAACTCCGAAAGCAGAACAAGAGATACAGATTTGCTATTGTTTAATGTGGCAGGTGGAACTATAACTTTGAAAGCTAAAAACACCGGGTCATTGGCGATTAATAGGTTTAACATTCCGTCCGATGTTGTAATACCGGAAAATGGATGGGCCATGATTAGGCTTATTAACACTCCGTCTGGAACTTCTCTATATAAAGGATGGCTGGTAACGGCTACTGGATTATATGCTTAAATAAAAAAGGCGGGATGGTTTGACCCACCCCGCCGAACGAATAACGAATCAATGAACCTTGCAAACTTTGTGAGTCGATCCCAACGGAACGTTTGCCGTTGCGAGAAAAGTAGGTTTTTGCTTGTAGGCCCAAACCTCGGACACACCCGGAGTGACGCCGCACATTTCGGGAAGGATCGCGTTGAATCCGCCTTTAAATGTGTCCTTTATGCTGTAATCGGTCGTCATAAAATTTCCCAAGTCGGCGTAACCCGAAACACCCAACCCGAAATAATTTGAGTAGTTGCTGGTTGTGTCGTTCACGTATGAAATTTTTCCGACCAGCACCGCATACGAGAAACTAAACCCGTATGAGGATTTAACCGTCCCGCAAGCAAGCGCGGCGGTCGGGGCCGTGATAATGTCCGTCTCACTCGTTCCCGCCGTCAGCTTTTTATTCAACGCCAAACTTTTCAACGTGGATTGAGAGAAACGAACCTGATTGGCTGGAATGTTCCACTCGTAAGCCGAGGCCGTCCCGACCATCGAGAAGCAGAAGGCAAAAAGGAACAGAACCTTGAGTGTCGAACGAAGTGCCGACCGCTTGGCCTGATCGGTGGGAGCGCCGTGAATGATGGCCGAAAAAACGAATACCACCAGTCCGACCGCCCAAGCCTTCGACGGCACGAATTGATTGGCCCCGGCATACGTCAACGCACTGTCACGGACCACCTTAAAAAAACATTGAGCCAATGGAGTACCCCAAAACAACTGCCACTTTGTGATAAAACTTTGCATTGCTTCCTCCTGAGTTTTTTGATGCACCTACTATCCGAAAATGTCGTCCAAGATCGACTCAATGTTTGACGCCGTAGCATCCACATTGTCACCTTCAATGACATTGCCAATGTCTTTAACTACTGAAATTGGAAGACATGCGGTTTTTACTCCCAAGCTTACCAAGTCTTCAATGATGTTCATAATCCCTCCCAAAAGTCTTAACCTACTAGGTTAATGAAAAAGGTCTTTCAGCCATTTCTTGATCCTTTCCCACAAAGACGGCTTTTCGACCGACGACGCACCGTCTAACTCTTTCAGATCCGAAACCAGTTGAACCATATCGAACCCGTTGGGCGTGAGATTATCCGGGCCCGTCCAATCTCCGCTTAAAATCGCATAGGCTTCATCACACCAAGCGATGTATGCCGCCCACGTCATCTGTTTCGACTCGCCCCATGTCACGACTACGGGCCCAACGGAATTATAGCCGATAACTGGGACCGCGTGTCCACCCCATGAGCCCGGAACCTCTCCAGGTGTAACGTCCCAAACTTTCTGGTTCTGGGCCTCGACGGGGAGCGAAACGCCGATGTAGACGCCGCCGAAAAGATAGCCCGCCGTTTTCAGGTGGTCGAAACTTTTCTCTTCCAGTTTGACGTATGCCAGAATCTTTTTACCAGCGATTCCCTTGTTGCGCCAGTATTTCAGAACGTCCAGTTCCACCGCACCGTTGTCGTTTAACCCATTGGTTATGTCATACCCAGTTATTTCCGAGTATGCACACAAAATTTGATAATCAGTTGGGACAAACTCCACGCCATCGTTCGCGGTCCACGCCATGAGCATGTGACCAGCGCTAGCACACGTGCAATCGCCAACCGAGTCGTTTGCCAGCATATTCCAGAACGAGACTTTCGATCCCCAGTCGCATACGGGCGGAGGGGTCGGAAGAGTCGGTAGGTACTTCGCAAGTTTCAGCGTTCTAGGGTCGTGGCGTACTGCAAGTTTTCCGAGTTTCATTTTTCTCTCACAGTTTTAGTAAATCTTCTCGTTCACCAAAGAACATATCCAGATCGCATTTTCCTGAAATTCCAGGGCATCCGCCGGATTCAGTATATTGCCAGAACTTTGCGGTAGAAAAATTGGCAGGCATCTTCGTGGCGTAGCAAGCTACCCACCAATTATACTGCTTTATCGGAAACCTTCGCAACCTGTCATTTGCGAACGAAGGCGAGAAGTACAATAACGGATACTTGCCAATGTTAATCTTGCAGAATGTCATAAAAACACCGATTTCGTCAGCACATTCTTGCGGTGTTAATGCGTTCCAACCGTCTCCTTCGCAATCCAAAGCAAGTAACATATCGGGCTTTGCGTATTCTGCAAAAAAGTCTGCCTGATCTCGCCCGTTTTGAGTAGGGTTCAAAAAATGATACGCGCCAGGAACGATCCCGTTATCTCTACAACCTTGAATATTCGTCTGGAACGTATGGTCAATCATCCCTATTCCTTGAGTGGCCTTGCAAAACGCAAACGATGTTTTTACTTTCGGCCAATCAATTTTACCGTTCCAGTGAGAAACGTCGATGCCACTAATCATATCCACTCCTTATCCGTAACCATCTTCCAAAACTCCACTTCTTTGTGAAACATGGCATCAATAAACTTTTCGTCGCGAACAACGAGACGTTTCTTGTCTTTGAGTTCGTTAAACTCGTCAATCAAACCGTAAATCTCGGTCATGTCTTCGGCATCAGAAACCATCATTTGATGCTGAAATTGAGCGTAATGGTGAGGCGGTATATCATCAGAAGCAAACATCTTTGCTCCAACCATCTTAATTTCGATGATATTTTTACCGTTCCATCCGTCCAACGAAGCCCTTAAGTATGGAAATTCAACCGATTGCATGCAAACCGAAGGCCAATTACCTTCTGATTCGAACTCGTATTTAGCTCGAATACGGGTTTCAAAATCATGGCCTTTATCCATGATATATTTGTTTGCTGGTTTATCTATATCCATTCCAACTTTAATAGCCCAAAGCTTTTGGGGCTTGGTATACGGGCTGACGCCCAGAACGGAAGGGGCGTCTGATGCCCCTATTCCGTTCTTGCGCCAATCCAACCAAGCGGGTGTGTTTTGTTCCACCTCGATTAGTTGGTACATGCTCACCACCCAACATCTTGTTTTTTTTCTACATGAGGCCGGTTAGCGCGTTGCTTAATCAATTCGGCACGGATAGCATCGACGCTTACCTTCTTAGTTACCTCCTCATATCCTACTCGTCCAGGTCCACCACCTTGACCAGGAACGTTTACAAACCTGATTCTGCTGGTTGTAGTACCATCGTAGGTATTGTCTTCAACACGTAAATCCATTGCGATGCCCAAAGGCATCAAATTAGATTCAGGGCCAGCCGCAAGAAGCTCAGGAGACTCACCAGAGAATCCGCAATCAAGAATGGTCTTGATCGTGTATTCGATTGGAGCTTTCTTTCCGGATTCCTTAGCAACGGTATTCATTAACCCGTACCAAGTCATACTGTAATTGCCTTGATCTCCTGCGTTTACGTCGAATATCAGAAACACTTGAGGATCACCGGCCTTGGTTTCTGAGATTCCATAATCAGCCAACATACCAGGGTATGTTCCGGGCTTGATTCTCATGCTTTTTCTCCTTCTCGTTTTCCTGTAAAAGCCGTGTTAAGTAGTTCGTAGTATTTATCGCAAACAAAAGACAATTCAGAGCATCTTGTTAGTGAAGTGTTCAACCTATCAATAATGTCAGACAACGTCTGTTCGCTACTTATTTCAACACTAATGATCATATTAGGCACACGTTTTGTAGAGTAATGTTTTAGAAGAACCTTAATCCTAGAAAGCTCTTCTTCTACATTACGAAGTTTGAACAATTGACTCTTGTTAACCAACAAAGCCATCTTCAGATCGTCAATTTCCTTGTCTCTTTTATTTAACTTTTTCACTTTAAACCTCCCGTTAATGCAACCATACGGTCGCGAATGGCCGTTAACTTAGTCAAATCAACACCAGCATCGGCAATCGACTTATCAACCTTAGACAAAAATTCAGGCTCCCCTGAAATTGTCTTTCGCAATTCGGCAACGGCTCGTTGCAACACTTCCAGACTGTTTGGTTCTGATTTTTCAATCGCTTCAACTAGAGTTTTCCATCCCTCCCCTTTGCGCATGGCAATTCGATAAGGCAACCCGTAACGGTTTTTAGCTTGGAATGAAGGACGTTCTTCGGTGTAAGCAATACGAAGCGCGTCTCCATAAGCCCGTCGTTCTCCCTCTTTTACAAACGTTTCGTAGTTCATAAAGATGAGGGCATCGACGTACTTGACCCATATTGCGGAAATGGCTTCGTTCAACGAAGGAACGTATTTATCGTATGGTTCAATCGAAGTGGGATCATTAAATGGCTTAACTTTTGAATGAGCAATAATCACAACGTTCATTTTTTTCTTATCTTTAAGATCATTCAAAAGCTTTGTGACGCTTTCCATCTTTGCATAAGCCGAAGTGTAACCGGCACCGTGTGGCACCTTTGAAATGTCTTTGGCTGGTTTTGTTTGCTCAGAACATACTTCTTGGAACACTAAAGGCTCAAGCCAGCTAAGAGTGTCAATCACAAGAGTTTTGTAAATGTGTTCATTTTCAATCAACCATTTGATGTCTTCGACAAACTCCGCAAATGTTTTTTCTTCGTCAAAGCGGGAAACGTCCAAAAGCAAATTTCCGCGTTCTCCGATGAAAATTGGATTTTCGGATTCAGAAGCTAGTTGCGTTTTACCGATACCAGCAACGCCATACAACATAATAGTCAACGGCTCTTTTCTTTTTCCAGACGTGATTTTTGGGTTAGACTTGATTATCTCGCTCACGCTCGTTCTCCTTGATGAATTAACAACGTTTGAATATTGTATTCGATTGTATTAGACTTGTCAACCTTCGAATGATATAATATTTATCTGAAAGGAAATCAAAATGAACACATCAGAACGTATTATTGAAAAATCTGGCGGTTTGACTAAAGCCGCTCGCGCCATTGGAGTGGAACGAGCTGTTTTGCATCATTGGAAAACCAGGGGAGCTATTCCTGCTCATAACTGGAAATCAGTATTATCCGCGTCAAACAAAATGAAGTGGGGAGTGACGATTGAGATGCTAATGGAAGACATCAAATAAATGCTCCGCCCATACCAAGAAAAAATGAGCAACGAGGCCAGGGCGCTCATGCGTTCTGGTGTTCGTTCCATGATACTCGAATCCCCTACGGGGTCAGGAAAAACGGTGTTGGCTTCATACATAGTTAAATCCAGTGTTGCGTTGGGAAATCGCGTGTGGTTTATAACGCATCGAAGGGAGCTTATACGCCAAGTCCTAAAGGCATTCTCTAACGTAGGAGTTCCGTGTGGCGTCGTGTCTGCTGGATTTATGGAAGAACCGCATTTTCCGGTTCAAATATGCTCCATTCAAAGTCTTAAGAGACGTTATGAACATATGTCAAAACCCGGTCTTATTATATATGATGAATGTCACCATCTAGCCGCCAAGAATTGGGAGTTTATATTTAATCAAATTACAGAAGCGTTTCATATCGGACTCACGGCCACGCCTCAAAGACTGGATGGAAAGGGTTTAGGAAAATATTTTCAGGCAATGGTTAAAGGTCCAACCGTTTCTTGGTTGATTGAAGCCGGGTTTCTTTCGGATTACAAACTATATGCTCCTTCAACGGTTGACATGACCGGTATTCGCACAACGATGGGGGATTTTGATCGTAAGGCAACAAATGAACGAGTAGATAAGCCCACCATTACTGGTAGCGCCATAAATGAATACCTCAAGTTGTGCCGTGGTAAACGCGCGGTTGTTTTTGCATCGTCAATTGAACACTCGAAGCATATAGTAGAACAATTCCGATCGGCTGGAGTAAAAGCGGAACACGTTGACGGAGAAACTCCAACCGAAATTCGAGATCGCGTGATGAACGATTTCAAGGATGGTAAAACATCGGTCGTTTCAAACGTTGAATTGTTTGGCGAGGGATACGATTGTCCCGCAATTGAAGCGGTAATCATGCTCAGGCCGACTCAAAGCCTAAGCATGTATCTGCAAATGCTTGGAAGGTGCCTTCGTCCCGCAGAAGGCAAAGACTACGCCATCATATTAGATCACGTTGGAAATTGTAGGCGCCACGGATTGCCTGACGCAGTTAGAGAATGGAGTTTAGAAGGAAACGTAGGGAAGAAAAAATCGAGTCAAGAAGTTCATGTAAAGATTTGCCCAAGATGTTTTGCGGCTCAAGTTCCGTCTGGGGTGTGTAAGTTCTGCGGTTTTAAGTTTGAAGCTGTTGTTGAAAAGCTGAGAGAAGTTGAAGGAGAATTAAAAGAAGTCGAGCGAGCCGTGAAAATTCCTCAATGGACGGCACAGAGTTACGAAGACCTTATTACTGTGGCACAGCATAGGGGATATAACCATCCCAAGGCGTGGGCCAGACACGTTTGGAATGCTAGGCAAAGGAAGGCGGCTATATGAACGAGCCCGACCTAATGAGAACTATTCAACTAGAAGCCTCTAGACAAGGAGCGCGTTTATTTAGAAACAACGTCGCTCAAGCTTGGATAGGCGACTATAGGTTCATACACAAACAAGAAACCGTTCGATTGATTCCAGGTGACGTTTTAATCCACCATGCGCGAGTTTTACATTCCGGGTTATGCGTCGGATCGTCTGATTTAATTGGAATTAAAAACGGAAAATTCCTTGCTATCGAAGTCAAAGAAGGTAACGGAAAACCTACAGTTGAGCAGGCTTCATTCGTTCAGATGGTGAACGATAACGGCGGACGAGGCGGGATTGTTTGGAGCGTTGAAGATTCATTAAAACTAATGGAGGGATTATGATAGTCAAAACTAATCCTGATTTGTTCGAGAAGACAGAAACCAACATTGTGGAAACCGATCCCAACCGATTGATTGCCCAAAGAGAGATGAAGGCGAGGTTCAAATATCAAGAATCGTCTTCCGACTATACATGTTTAAATTGCCGGTTTAACAAAGAACGTCGTCATAAATTCTTTTTTTGTTTCTTGTTTGAACGCAGGACTTCAAAATACGCCATATGCGAAAAATTTAAACTCAAGCGGTAGTACATGCTTAAATCGAAAACACAATTCGATTGATCGGATAAACTTTGCCTAAAATAGACTTTCAATCCCTTGCATGGGAACTCGCGTCTAACTCAAGAAACCTTCTTCCAGAATGGCTCCCTGGAGGAAAATTTCAGGGAAAAGAATACGCTTGCTCTGATTTAAAAGGTGGAAACGGTAAATCGCTATGTGTAAACATTGAAACTGGACAATGGATGGATCATGCGAATTCAGAGGTTCGCGGTGGAGATTTGATTTCGTTATACGCCGCAATACACAATATTAAACAGGGCGAAGCCGCAGAAAGGTTATCGCCTTCAAAACCTCAAGAAATTCAAGAATTCAGACCTAAAGGATTATTTTGGAAATACAATGATAAGAACGGAAACGCATTATTTTATGTGACTCGTCGGGAAACTCCCCAAGGCAAGCAATACACTCCATATCATTTGGTTGATGGAAAGTGGACAGCCAAAGCTTACCCAGAACCACGACCGCTATACGGGTTAGACATCCTGTCCTTAAACCCAACTGCATCCGTGGTTGTGGTCGAAGGCGAAAAATCCGCAGACGCTTGCCGTAAAATAATGGGGTCAACGTGTCTCGTTACCACATGGAGTCATGGAGCAAACAGCGTTTATAAGAACGATTGGTCCGTTCTAAAAGGGCGAAAAATTCTGATTTGGCCTGATGCTGATGATCCAGGAAAAAAAGCCGCTCAAGACATTGCCGGTATTTTATCTAGAGATTGTGAAGACATTAAAATTATTAATCCCAAAGACAAGCCATTAAAGTGGGATGCCGCAGACGCATTAAACGAAGGGATGACTTATGAAAAATTTGTCGAATGGGCAAGCCCGTTAATTACAACTTATGTAGCAGAACCAATTGACGAGCTTAAGCCCACAGTTTCTTTAAACGTCATTTGGGATGAGCTAAGTATTTCCAGAAACGGAAATGGAGTGCCGTTTGCTAATTTGGATAACGGGCTTCGCGTTTTGGACGGAGACAAATCTTTTGAAGGAAAAATATGGTGGGACGAATTTCATAATAAAGTTTTCACGTCTTTGTACGGAGAACCCGAAGAATGGTCCGACCTTGACACATATAAAATAGTTTTGGAATTACAGCGACGCCTGGGGATAACAAAGTTTTCGACTGAGATGGCGTTTCAAGCGATTTATATTTATGCTCACAAAAACTCCAGAAATGAACCGAAAGACTGGATGGAATCACTTTTGTGGGATGGAAACGAACGCCTTGACGGATTTTTCGCTGATTATTTTGGATGCAAACGTGGATATTATGCCCAAGCGATAAGCAAAAATTTCTGGATTTCAATGGTTGCTCGTATCTTTGATCCTGGATGTAAAGTTGATAACATGGTAATTCTTGAAGGAAAACAAGAGACGTTTAAAACCATGTCATTAAGAATTATTGGAGGAAAATGGTATGTATCTTTAACTGCATCAGTCATGTCTAATGATTTCTATGAAGTGTTTCAAGGAAAAATGATTGCTGAAATTGCAGAAATGGAATCATTTGGAAAAGCCGAAGCAACTAAAATTAAAGCCATGCTTACCACTCAATCAGATCGTTATAGGGAAAAATATGGTCGTCACGCTTCTGAACATCCGCGCCAATGTATATTTGCAGGGACCACCAACGAAAAGCATTATTTTAAGGATACGACGGGCAATAGAAGGTTTTGGCCTATAAGGGTTTCAAGAATAAATGTTGAAGATTTGAAAAAAGATCGTGATCAATTGTTTGCGGAAGCGGTCAAAAGATACAAGTCTGGTGAAAAGTGGTTTAATGTTCCGTTGGAAGAAACTAAAGCAGAACAAGACTTAAGAACGATACATGACGAATGGGAAGAAGCCATTAGTAAAATGGTTAGCGAAAGATATAGAGATGAGTACGGATTGACCACTTCAGAGATAGCCGATGGCGCCTTAAATATTACCATAGACAAGATGAATGGAATTATTCAAAAGAGAATCGGCCAGATCATGCACAATCTTGGATTCGATCAGCAGGTTAGGAGAGTGGAAGGATCGTCGCGCAGAAGGTGGTTTAAAGAATAAAAAAACGATACCCGTAAATAAACCGAGTATCGTTTGTCTACGTCCATTCCCACTTTCACGTCTAGCGGGGGGTTACTTACAAAGTTTCAACATTTTTGATTTAATCAGTAGAGCCTTATCAAACTCATCTGCGTTTTTCTTGCTCGGGTTCGAGTTTGTTAGAACCTCTTGGGCCAAAGTATCCTCTCCGCGACTAAGCAAATGCGAAACGGCGGCAAAAGTTCCTTCATCAAATCCGCGCTTCCAATCATTTTGTTTCATCCCCACTCTCGCTCTCGTCCATTGGGACGTTTAGTCTCCGAAGCGTCCATCGCCAAGGTCATCAAACGGCCCGTAGTTAGGGTCACGCCCACAATTCTGGCACGTCCCATCCTGCGCATTCAATGAACGTTTTTTACAATCTGGACAAATAAACGACCCGGAATCGGCGCAACATCTACCATCTGAGGAATGTTTCTTCCGCCTGTTGTCGTGAAATGGTTTTTTGGTCATTTAAACGACTCCTGGTTCATTTTAATACCTCTCGTGACCATGACCGTGACCGTGACCGTGACCATGACCGTGACCGTGACCGTGACCATGACCGTGACCGTGACCGTGACCATGACTGTGACCCTGACCGTGACCCTGACCATGACCGTGACCCTGACCGTGACCCTGACCATGACCGTGACCCTGACCGTGACCCTGACCCTGACCATGACCGTGACCCTGACCGTGACCCTGGCCCTGACCCTGACCGCTCATGACAATTTCGAATCATTACCGAATTCATCATTTCACCTCAATTTTAACCATCGGAGAAGGCAACGAAGCCACAATCGCACCACGGCTCACAACGACAGCACCGCAAGGCTCCAACTCCAAAGGAACTCCGGTTTTCATGAACTCGTTGAAACGTCCCGTATCGGCCAACCAAGCGGCTTGGGACAAAATGATTTCGGTATCGGTCACAGCCACCACGTCACCGACATAGTATTTTGTCGCCGTTTCAATGATCCATTGTTTTCCAATGGTGTATGGGTGTTTTTGAATGGTTTTAACGTTTGCTGTTTTTGACTGTTTCGGCAAAGACTCCTTCAAAACATAAACCTTCCCGTTCAATTCCACTTCGTTTGGGTTATTCTCCATTTTTCTTCTCCTTTTGTTGGTCCCTGTGGGACGGATTAGTAAGACTTGACGTAGTACGAATAAAATACTGAATGCGAGTCGTTCATCTAGTGTGAAAATTCAACTTAGATGTTAATACAATCCCAACTCGTCAGCTAATCTATTTCTGAGTGATCCAATCACAATTCGCGCATCATCCAAATTCTCTTTCAGCTCCTCGACTTCGTGGACCGATACTGCAAGTTTTTCGGATTCGTTTGAAAGCTGTCTTTTGAGTGATTCAATCTCAGCGTCGCGGTAGTACCATATTCTGTTCGCGCGTTCCCCCAACAGGTCCAGGGCTACAGGTTTCAAGGATTTCATGACGGAATTTCCTTCACAGTTGCAAACGTTTTAATCTCAACACATGCCGGGTTTTTGTCTTTAAATCTACCGCACCCATCCGTGTCCAAACATCCAGGCTCCCACATGTTGTTGAGCCCGTCTCCCTTCTCCCTAAATTCATGTGGTTTCCCATGATCACATGGCATCGGGCAATCTCCTGACCTAGGACAAATCATTATTTTCATTTCATCCCCCTAAAGGAGCGTCTGGATTAGTTCATCGACCGTTGCCACTCCCACTTCGGTAGCGGAGTTTCACTTTTTTTCCTCAAACTCGTGGTTTTCGTTCAAAACATATTTCGTGTTTGGATTGATCCCGTTCTCTCCGACATATCCAACCACGAGTCGGTATCGTTCATTTTTTTCATCCCACCATCGGGAAACGATTATCCCACGATTCCCGGCCGTCGCGGTACCATCATCCCCAGCCGTCGCGGTACCAGCATACCCAGCCGTCGCGGTACCAGCATACCCAGCCGTCGCGGTACCACGATTCCCGGCCGTCGCGGTACCAGCATACCCAGCCGTCGCGGTACCAGCATACCCAGCCGTCGCGGTACCACGATTCCCGGCCGTCGCGGTACCAGCATACCCAGCCGTCGCGGTCCCACGATACCCAGCCGTCGCGGTCCCACGATACCCAGCCGTCGCGGTCCCATCATCCCCAGCCGTCGCGGTCCCATCATCCCCAGCCGTCGCGGTCCCACGATTCCCGGCCGTCGCGGTACCAGCATACCCAGCCGTCGCGGTCCCATCATCCCCAGCCGTCGCGGTCCCACGATTCCCGGCCGTCGCGGTCCCACGATACCCAGCCGTCGCGGTCCCATCATCCCCAGCCGTCGCGGTACCAGCATACCCAGCCGTCGCGGTACCATCATCCCCAGCCGTCGAAATTCCTCCAATTCCAGTGTGAGAATTTCCGTGATAGGCTCGGTCCAGAATTTTAGCGGGGGTAAAACTTTTCAGGCATTCGAGTGCATCGCTTCGAAAACCCGTAAAAACAACAACTCCTCGCGGGAATTTCCACTTACCGCCGCCCTGAGAGGCGATGTAAACCACGTCCGACGACAATACCCGCACGACTTGCCACGATGCGTCATCGGCCCAATTCAGATTTCTGTGGTCTCCCTCCCCCCATAAAAGTCCATGCAGACCACCGCCGCACTTTGGATCGGGGTTCCAATCGGTGCATTCGACTGGTCCCAATTTCGGCCAAGCGAAACCGTTGCAGCTTCTTCCGTCAGCGTTGCAAGTCCTGAGCATGTAGACGAATTTTGTCATCCGTTTTTATCCATGATTTCTTTAGCCGCTCGAATTTTTGCTTCCACCATCGTCATGTTCAAAAGATGAGCCATATTTGAAAGTGCCAAATAAAGATCATTTTTCAGTTCCGGGTCACACGTCACCGTGTACCCGTTTTTTTCCGGAATAATCCTATATTGATCCATGGCTATTCTCCCATTCGTCGAATTTTTCGTCCTTCGTCGCCTGTTTCCGATCCTCGACCAACTGACGGTGTTCGTCGTCATCCGGTGAGGCTAGATCGTATGATTGTTGAGCGTCCACAATGCTCCTTTTTCTAGATCGTAATTATCTCACACTGTAACCATAATGTCAACGGTCTACCAGGTCAACTGTATACCCTAATTTTTCAATGCGGTTAACCGCATGTTCAACGTTATCGGCATACTCGTCGGCTGTTTCCCCCGGAATGTCCAAAACGATTGTTAATGGGCAACTGCGCGGGCCTTCCCAACGGGATTGCCGGTCGTGAATAACCAGCGCAACCAGTACTAACCCAACCATCAAAGTCAAAATGTATTTCATTTTTCAACCTCGGTTCTGCACGGCATAATCAATCCCGTGCCTACATTTCCGACCAACAAACTCACACGCATAACCGATAACGGCAAAGGTTTGCCATCATCGTCAACCTCAAACGTTATTTTTACACCATGATCCCCGTATTTTGAGGCGTTCAATCCAATGGCCCTGGAAACCGCCAGTAACAAAATGGGGTCCAATCCAATCGAAAATTCTTTTCGCTCTTTCCCCGGATAAATTCGTTTCGTGTCGGGAAATTGCAAATCCTCTGGAATTGGATAAGATGGACCATTAATCGCTTTCGACGGTTCAAACGTCGGACCCATAACATTCTTGCGAGCATCCGAAATGGCCTTGGGATGAACCATTGCGCAATCTTCCGGTCCGTCTTCAACCGGCACACAAGCCAAAATATGCCCGTCCGTTGCGGTCAAGGTCCCATCCTGATAAAACACATATTTTAAAGTCTTTCTGCGTTCGTCAGTACTACACGCTTCCTCAATTTTAAATTTTGGGTCTAGTTTCATGATTTTTTTCCCTTTCAAGGAATTTAATCACTACCCCAATGCCTCCCCTATCCAAGGGAAGACCAAGGGGAAGGGATTAATCTAACCAAGCATTAATGTCGGCTTGTAATTCTTCCCTTGTGTTGTACAAACCAGAATGATTTTGAGGGCTTCCAATAGTGTAGAATTTGGCTTTCCACTGTTTCCCATTCCATTGATAGGAAACGCTTTTCAATCCCCTGTGTATGTAATTCATGTTATTCCGCCTCCTCGATTTTTCCGGTCGGACCGGGCCCCTGTTCCCTGGGGCTGGGTGCGTCATTTCGATTCCTTTTTATTCTCCCACGCGTCGCCGTAAACCCGCGCGTTGCCTAACACACACGCGTCGTCG